GCCAAAAGAAATTGAATTGTCTTTAGATGAGGCAATGGAAAAAGGACTTTAAGCTAGATTTAAGTTTTTAATTCGGATAACCTCACTGGATAATAATTCAGTGGGGTTTTAGGCATGAAAAATATCCTTGGCATTTTATTTTTGGTTTGTTGTTCTAGTAATGTTATGGCAGTTGAAATTCCTACTCAGGATTATTTAATCAATTTGCTTGATAAAAAATATGATATTGAAAAACAGGATCTTGCTTGTAAAACTCTCTCAAGCCTTAGTGGTGTTGATATGAAAGCTCGTCAGGATGGATTATCAATTGATTCAACTTATGCAAGTGTTTCTACAAGTAAAATGCCAGATGAAATTAAAGCGAAGGAGCGAGAAGTGATTTCTCAGATTTATAACTATCCAATTTTCCAAAATACAAATGATAAGAATAAAGTTATAAAAAAAATAACATATCTTTCATTTCTTGAGTGCAGGGAAAAAGGTTTAAACCAAAAATGGAATCTTATGTAATGAAAATCTTATTTATCATTTTAATGATGTTTAGTACCTTATCATTTGCAAAATCTAGTAAAACGGATTCAATAACCAAAGAGCATATGATAGAGGGTTTGTGTGGAGAAGCTGCCTTAATGGCTCAAACAACAATGCAAGCACGTCAAGGTGGAGTTACACTAACAACCTCTCTACAAAATTTGAATAATAACTTTAATGATAGCCCGAGAAAGAGCTTCTTCAAGGCGATAATCATTGATGCATATAAAGAACCACTATGGCAAACAGAAGAAAACAAGCGCAACGCAGTAACTGAGTATAGTAATAAAACTTACTTGATTTGCAATGATGCGTTTAGTAAATCACTAAAGTAGATCATATACACATAATAACCGCCTTAGTGGCGGTTTTTTAATGCCCAAAAATTGGAGAAGACCATGGCAACAGCATCATTAGGCCGCTTGACACTTGATCTTGTTGCCAAAGTAGCGGGATACACAGAGCCATTAAGCCGTGCAGAGCGTGAAACCAAAAAGTCTACTAAAGCGATTACTGATTCTTTTGACTTAGCGAGTCTAGCAGTAAAAGGTTTTGGCGTTGCACTTGGTGGGTTATCTGTTGCAAGCGTGATTGCATATAGTGAAAAAGTGATTACCGCTGGAAATGATATTCAGCGCTTTGCAAAATTAGCTAACGCATCAGTAGGTCAGTTTCAATACTATGCTAAAGGTGCTGAAACAGCAGGTATCTCACTTGAATCATTCGCCAATCAATTAAAAGACATGCAGGATCGGATCGGTGATTTTCAAGAAACAGGTGGAGGCCCATTAGCTGATTTCTTTACTAATATTGCGCCTCGAGTGGGTGTAACCATTCAGCAATTTCAAAAACTATCAGGCCCTGAAGCATTACAACTTTTCTATAACTCTTTAGAGAAGACAGGTAAATCAGCAAATGACATTACATTTTACATGGAATCGATTATTTCTGATTCCTCGTTGTTGGTTCCACTATTAGAAAAAAATGGTAAAGGATTTAAATTTTGGGGTGATGCAGCAGAAAAAGCTGGTGCAATTATGTCTAACGACATGGTAAACAGCCTTACAGAAGCTAAAAAGAATCTTCAATTAATGGATCTGCAATGGCAGGGTATTGAAGCTAGGCTTGTTAATAATGTTGTACCTGTACTGCAAGATGTTGTAGAAAACTGGGATCAAATAAAGGGTGTAACTATTGCTGTTGCCGCAGGTTTGTCTGCTCGATTAGTACCTTCTCTCATTTTGACCTCGATTCAATTAGTCCAAACCTCAATTTTTGCTGTACGTGCTGGCGTAGGTTTAATTGGATTCTCAAGATCGGTAGGAGTTGCTACTAATGCATTAACACTTTTCAAAGGTGTTGCGGCATTCTTGGGTGGTCCTGCAGGTATAGCAATGTTAGCTTTTCAAGCAGCTATTGCTGGTGGCACATACTATGCAATGACACGTAAAACGGAAGATGCTACAGATGCATTTGATACACAAGGAAAATCAATAGGTGAATTGGTTACTCATTACAATAGTTTGAGTGATGCAAAAAAACGTGCTTTTGCTTACGATGCAGCCCAAGATTTAAAATCTGATACCGAAGCATATGAAAATGCTAAAAATCAGGTAGCAGCATATGCCAGCGGTCTTGCAGAAACAGTTTTAAAACAGGGCGAATCATCCGAAAAAATTAAAGAATGGAGAGCAGAGTTTTTAAAGGGTGGAATCAGTGCTGATGAGCTGTCAAACCGCATAGGATCACTTTCGGATGTATCAGATGTATACAATGCGAATATGGTGAAATATGCAAGTTTAGCAACACAAGCTAAAACTAAAATGGATGCGCAAAAGAAGGTGACTGATTCTCTAACAGGAGTTACCGATAAAGCTTCAGATGCGCAAAAAAATATAAATAAAGTTTTAACTGATCAGGCTCGTCTACTTGGGATTATGCCTAGTCGTTGGAATGCATATACCCAGAAGCAACGTGAAAGCTTGACAAATATCCTAAGTGATAAGCAACGTGAAGAGTATATAAAAACTAATGTAGATTTAGGTTGGTCAAAGGAGAAAGCTGAATACTTTGCAGACTATCGTAACAGCGCTGGACTAGGATATGTTGGTTCAAAGCTTGATGCTGATCAAATGCGTATAGTTAATATGGGATTTAACCAGAAGAACTATAACTTCAATAAAGCTGAATTAGCAGCAATTGCTAAGGTTCAGGGAATCGCTAAAGCAAATAACTTTGCTCAAATTGAAGGCTTGTATGGTCTACCTGCTGGAACTTTAGCTGCATTAGTTCTTCAGGAGTCAGGCGGCAATCCTAACGCTGTAAGTCCTACAGGCGCTAAAGGATTATTTCAGACAACTGGTATCTATAGAGTAGGTAAAGATTTAAGCACAGTTGAAAAACAAGCAGCAGCAGCAGCGAAGTATATTAGTGAAAGTTATCAGGAATTTGGAAACTTATCTGATGCTATCACCTCATATAACTCAGGTGTTGCAGGTCTCAAAGATTACAAAAATGGTGGAAGATCACCTGAAAAACGAAAGGAAATTGCTGGATATGCGCCGGGTGTTCAACGTTGGCTTGCCGGGGTTAATGGCAAGACAAATATTGATAATTCTCTCATCATGCCTACTCAAGCAGACTTTTTGGCCCAACAAGCAATTGCAGCACAGTCAGCTAAAGAGCTTTCAGATAAGCGTAAAGATATTGACACTCAATATTATAAGGCCTCTGAAAAACTTGCTGAGGAGCACAAGGATCGAGTTGAAGCGATTAATAATGCATATGCCGGAACAAAGGATCTTAAAGATCGTTTAGCTCAAGAGTCAGCACTTTATCTTGATCAAACTACGAAACTTAGAGTTCAGCGTGAAGAAGACTATGCAAATCTAACAGCGTTTGAAACTGATCGTATCAAGCAGCTCGAAGATTATTATTCACGTCAAATTGAGTTGGCTAAAACCAATACTGAATTGAATGATAAAGAGCGTGCAAAAGAAATTTCAGCTTTGCAACGTAAGCGAGATTTTGAAATCAGTGAAGTTCACCGTGAGCAGCAAGAACAAGTTCAATCTGCGTTTGAGCTTTATCTGAACGAAACTGAAATTGTAGTTAAGCGATATCAAAGGGAGCGTGAAGAGATAATTAAAAATTATCAACTCACTAAAGATACTCGCGATAAGCTTTTACAAGCGAATCAAATGAATAGCTTCTTTGCAATGAATCAAGCATCTGACAATGTTTTTCAGGTAGGTCAAAACGCTGCACAAGCGCTATATCAACAAAATGATTCTAACGGTTATGCACGGTGGGGCCTACAAAACCAGTACTCGAGTGATTTAGGTGACTTAAACACAGCTTATAACAATCAAGTTTCTGGGATTAATTTAATCAAAGATGAAAATGATCGTAATGCACAACTTTTGGAGGCTCATGAGCAGTTTTTAAACGCTAAAAATGCGCTTGATTTGCAATATAATCAATCAGTCAAAGACCTGGCACAAAGTCAGGTAGACTCAGTTCTTAATGCATATTCTGGAATATTATCCCAAGCTGAGACAGTTTGGGGTTCCATGACAGACTTGGTAAAAGATTCTGCTGGGGAATCTAGTACAGCATACAAATTAATGTATTTTGGACAGCAGCAAATAGCTGCGGCTCAAGCAACAATAAATGCATTTTTGGCATATTCAAATGTGTTGGCTAATGCTCCATACCCATTAAATATGACTTTGGCTCCTATTGCACTCGGGTTGGGCATGGCAAATGTGGGTATGATTGAAGCGCAGGCAATCGCGGGCATGGCCCATAACGGCATAGATAATGTGCCAAAAGAGGGTACATGGTTGCTGGATGGCGGTGAACGTGTACTGAATCCAAAACAGAATCAGGACTTAACCCGATTCTTAAATGATCGCCAGAGTGCAAACAATGGAAGCATTTCAATCAAAGTTGATGTCAACGATTCAGGTGTAAGCACCTCAGGTGCCAATACACAAGATCATAAGCAGCTCGGCCAAATGATCGGTAATGCAGTTCGCGCCGTGATTCGGCAAGAACAACGGCAGGGTGGGTTGTTGAGTAAGTAATTGTCATTCTGACAAAAAATAGGGTAAAAGTTAGTTCCCAATTAACCGTTAGGAGGAAAATATGGGAACTGATGTAAACCCAGTAGCATGGGAAAATGCTGAAATTATGGCTTACGCCTTAATGAGAAATCCAAAAAGTCAAAATCTTGCAGACTTCTATTTAGAATTCACATCCTATCTTACTGAAAAACACGGACAAGCAAAAGTTAGGTCTGGAAGTGGTTTAGTATTTTTATTAGGAGATCGTGAGTACAGGTTGGATGTTGAACAAACTCCTTTTATACCAGCCTTAACTAGAATTCTTTATGAAGTATTTTACAAATATCAGTTTTAATTCAATTTAGATAGAACACGACCTCGCTATATGCGGGGTTTTGTTTTATTGGGAGTTCATATGAAAGCAATTCAGTTTATCAAAATAGACAACTATCTAACTGGCAATAATAGCTTAGATATTTGCACAGAGTTCACTGCAGAAATTGATTTTGATCAAGACTGGCGAATTGGCGGAATAGCAAAACTAAACGGCAATAATCAACAAAAACTAATCCGACTTGGTGATTGGGTTCTTGAAATTGATGGCGTCATTGTTGTACTGAATAACGAAGACTACCAGTTGCTTCAAAAGAAAAATGAACTTCTTGAAGTTGAAGCGTCAATCAAAAGTCAAGTGGATTCACATAAACATAAAATCAAAGTTGGCTTACTGTCTGCTTGATTTGGATTTTGGAGTTAATCATGAAAAGCCTGAGAAAACAAAAAAAACGCTTTAGTTTGAAAGAGCATAAGTCTCAATACAATCCAAAAAATTTGGGTTGCATGATTGGTAGCGCTGTTCGATCAATCATTCGAAATGAGAGTCGACAACGGGGAGGTTTGCTTTCAAATGAGCAACCAAAAATTTGACTGGCCAAGTGACTTGGACGGTAACTCCAACACTCAGAACTTCAATGTACTGAGTTCAAAGTTTGGCGATGGCTATGAGCAAAATATTTCAGTTGGAATCAACAATCGAAAAGGTCAGTGGGCTTACCAAAGAACGGCTCACAAAGCTGAAATTCAGTCGATTAAGGCCTTTTTCGATGAGCACAAAGGTGCAGATTCATTTCTGTGGGATTCACCGCTAGATGGCGAAGTCAGAGTTAAGACTGATTTGACATATACACCAGTCAGTCTAGGTGGCCAGATCTGGCGGATCTCAACCACGTTCACACAAGTTTTCTATCCTTAATTAAATTCAGATACTTTCAACAGCACTCAATCGAGTGCTTTTTTTGTGAGAAAAAATATGTCAAAGCAGATAATTAATATCGGCAACAGTCCGAATGATGGCAATGGTGAACCGGCACGAAGTGCGTTCAATAAAGTGAATAGTAATTTTACTGAAGTTTATGTTGCACTTGGAGCCGAAGATGGCACATTGCCCGCTGCATTACCTATCTCAAAAGGAGGTACAGGTGCCAATAACCCAGCATTGGCTAGAAGTAATTTGGGTATACAAGAAGCTGTTGGTGCATATGCTGATGTTACAAGTCAAAGAACTGGTGGAACTGTTTATACAAACTCATCAGACAAAACTAAATTTATAGCAATTATTGTGAATGTTCCTGCAAATACTTATGTCGGCATACATTTAAATTCAACCAATAATGCTTTAGCGCAAGTTTATTCAACTAGCGCGATGCAACAGTTCCCGCTGTTTGCTGCTATACCTGCGGGTTCTGGATATGCAACAAATGCAAACAACATTGCAAAATGGTTGGAGACAACATGAAATACTTTAAAAACCTTGTAAGTGAAGTCTACGCATTTGAAGAAGATGGCTCTCAAGATAAATTTATTACAAATGAATTTACAGCAATGACCGCTGAAGAAATTGATCGTCATCTGAATCC